GCTACACCAGTTTTGGCTGGACTTGGAACAACCACTAAGCAATTTAGCTCTTGTGTATTGATCAGCAGTGATGACACTCTGGATAGTATCTTTGCTAGCGGCGAAATGATGGCCAAATATGCCTCAAAACGTGCCGGAATTGGCCTGGAAATTGGCAGAATCAGACCGTTAGGTGCCCCAATTCGCAACGGTGAGATCAAGCATACTGGAATGATACCTTTCTTGAAGAAATGGTTCGCAGATTTGAGATCATGCAGTCAAGGTGGGATTCGTAATGCATCATGTACAGTAACTTTTCCCATCTGGCATTATCAGTTTGAAGATTTGATTGTATTAAAGAACAATCAAGGTACTGAAGAAACCCGTGTTCGTCAAATGGATTATTCAGTAGTGGTCAATAGAATGTTTTGGAATCGTTACAAGCGTGGTGAAACAATGAGCCTGTTTGATCCGCACGATGTTCCGGACCTATACGAGGCCTACTATCGCAGCACGGAAGAATTTGAACAACTATATCTAAACTATGAGAAGCATCCGACAATTAAAAAGAAAATCGTATCAGCAGATGAGATATTCAAAAATGGAATCCTTAAAGAAAGGACTGATACTGGGCGCATATACCTTGTCAACATCGACAACGTCATCGCACAAGGTCCGTTTGATACAACTATTGATCCCATATATCAATCAAACCTATGCCAAGAGATACTTTTACCCACCCGTCCTTTCCAACGAATTGAAGATCATGAGGGGCGAATTGCTCTTTGCACTCTTGGCAGCATAAATTGGGGAGCATTCCGTAACCCGCAAGAAATGCGCAAGGCATGTCGTGTATTAGTTCGTAGCCTAAGCAACTTATTAAGCTATCAGGATTTCCTAAGCATACAAAGCAAGTTAGCTAATACAGATTTTGAGCCACTAGGTGTGGGCATTACTAACTTAGCCTACTGGCATGCACGTAAGAGTTTTAAATACGGTGAAGCTGATGCATTAGCAGAAGTCAAACGTTGGATGGAACATCAAGCATTCTACCTAACTGAAACAAGTGTTGAGCTTGCCCAAGAGCGTGGGCCATGCGGGCGTAGCCAGTACACTTACTATGGTAAGGGTGTATTTCCTTGGGAACGTCGTGCAGCGGGTGTTAACGAACTAACTGACTTTACACCTAGCCTAGATTGGGAACCATTGCGTACTCGTATGATCAAGTACGGCATTCGTAATGCTACCTTGATGGCCGTGGCACCGGTTGAATCAAGCAGTGTTGTTCTTAACAGTACCAATGGTATTGAAATGCCCATGGAACTTATCAGTGTTAAAGAATCAAAAGCCGGATCTTTCGTACAGGTCGTGCCAGAGTACAAACGTCTAAAGAATCGTTATCAACTCATGTGGGAACAAAAGGATTGTGTTAACTATTTGAAGACATCTGCAGTTCTTGCAGTGTATATTGATCAAAGCATTAGTACAAATACATTCTACAGTCCTAAACATTTTAAAGATGGCAAAGTGCCAGGTACACTGATTGCTAAGAATTTAATGCTAGCATACAAATGGGGCTTGAAGACGATCTATTATAGCCTACTTGATAAAGTTGGTGCAAAGAATATACTAAACACTCAAACAGTCAGTATAGAAATCAAACAGCCTGCACTGGTCTATGAAGATGATTCTGATTGTGAAAGCTGTAAACTCTAGGAAAAACTATGTCAAAAGAACAATATAACTTAACCAAACAAACCAACTATCTTAAACGTACCATGTTCCTTGACCCAGCTGGGCCCGTGACTGTGCAACGTTTTGAAGAAGTTAAATATAAAAAACTAGCAGATTACGAAGCTATAGCCCGTGGATACTTTTGGGTACCAGAAGAGATTAGTCTTACCAAAGACAAAATGGATCACAAGGATTCTAGCGATGCAGTTAAGCATATCTTCACTAGTAATCTATTGCGCCAAACTGCGCTGGACAGTATCCAGGGTCGAGCACCCAACCAAGTGTTTAGCCCTGTGATCAGCATTCCTGAATTAGAAGCACTGGTCAGCAATTGGAATTTTTTCGAAACAAATATTCACAGCAAGAGCTATAGTCACATTATTCGCAATGTGTATTCTGTACCTAAAGAAGAATTTAACAAGATCCATGATACAACCGAAATTGTAAATATGGCAGCTAGCATTGGGAGATATTATGAAGCATTACATGTTCTTAACTGCCGCAAAGAATGTGGTGAAGAGATTGATCTCCACACTCACAAGCGAGCAATTTGGTTGGCATTACATGCGAGTTATGCACTCGAGGCATTCCGCTTCATGGTCTCGTTCGCCACTTCGCTCGCAATGGTCGAAAACAAAATCTACATCGGAAACGGAAACATCATCTCGTTGATTCTACAGGACGAATTGCTACATGCAGAATGGACTGCTTGGTTAATTAACAATGTGACCAAGGACGATACAGATTTTGCCAATTTGGTTGAAGAATGTCGCGAGGAAGTATATGCTATGTATATGGAAGTCATTGCTGAAGAAAAAGCCTGGGCAGATTACTTGTTCAAGAAAGGACCTGTAATCGGACTTAATGCCACTATCTTAAAAGATTTTGTGGATCATACAGCATTTACTCGTCTAAAGGACATTGGTATCAAGTACGCCGAAGAGCACCCACGTAGCAGCCCTATCCCATGGTTTAATAAACATATAAATTTAAATAAAAAACAGTCTGCTCTGCAGGAAACGGAATCCACTTCCTATGTTATCGGCGTAATGTCGGACAGTGTTAATTATGACGAACTACCAAATCTATAAATCGACAATTGTTAAAATGATATCTGTGCATAGCATTTGATCCTCCGGTTTTATTGCAATGAGGGCAAGTGATTTGTTCTTTAGGACCAAGTTCTTTTCCTTTCATTGGGCTAGGTAATCCTTTATTCCACGCTGTATGACCTTTGGTATTAGGACTGTTCAATCTTGCAATTCTAACAGCTTCTATATGTTCTATAGATTTCTTTCTACCTTTATATAATTTACTAAGATTTTCTTTGTATTCTTTAGATCTAACAGCACCAGAAGCACCTTCCCCTCCGTCAGTTCTATTCTTTAATATGCCTGTTCCTAAATCTTGTCTACCATACCATCGAATATATCTGCGTTCAAGGGCAAATGACCCAAGTTCGGATAAGCTAGTTTCGAGGAATACTATTCGAGATGCATCTGTCGGTGTGTGAACTCCGCCCCTTTTAGTCCTGTGTTGAATATATGCCCTGTTTCCAAAACCTTTACCAATATAGTAAGGTGTACCATCTTTTCTCAAGTAGGCATAGACATAGAAGTGTAAATACATTGCTGATGCTCCTCATAGCGTTAGAGTAGTTGTATATGTCCAGTATCGCGAACTACACTAATATTTATGTTGACATTAAAATTTTAATTAAGTAAACTTATATAAAGGAAAATAAAAAATGACTAAAGCTATTATCTGGAGCAAATATCATTGCCCTTACTGCGATCAAGCCAAGGCATTGCTAAAACAAAAAGGATATGTCATTGAAGAACGCAAGATCGGTGATGGATATACTCGAGAAGAATTACTAGAAGCTGTACCTACCGCACGAACTGTTCCTCAAATTTTTATTGAAGATGAACTAGTTGGTGGATTTACTGAATTGAAGGCATTCCTACAATGAAAGAAAAAGACTCCCTTGAGATTGATACAACTGTCGATGCCATAATCGACGATTTTACAGATCTTTGGAAAGACGATTCTAATACAATAACTGTAAATTCAGCAGATGTTTGGAATAGTACATTATCAGGCAATATACTAGGGCCGTATCCTAGTTATAATACAGGAATTGGTGCTGTAGGATCAAATGGACCCTATATTACCACTACTAATAATACTTGGGGTGGTAGCTTTACCACCCCATCAAAACCTAGCACATTACAGGTCACTGGTGATGCAGAGTTTGCGGGCAAGGTTAAAATCAACGGCCAGGATCTTGCAGAGTTTATGGAAACAATATCCAAACGATTGTCCATACTTGTACCAGATCCAGATAAACTAGAACATTTTGCCGCATTGAAAAAAGCATACAATCACTACAAGACTTTAGAGGCCTTGTGCGAACTACCAACGAAAGATGATTGATCCGAAAGATAAAAAGATTGCCGACTTAGAACAACAAGTAAAAGTATTGTTGAGTTATGTTGGTAAATTAAATCAACAGGTCGAAGTTCTTGTACGAGAAAACAACAGGCGTAAAAGCGAAGTTACGCAATTAGCATCAGCAATAAAAAGAGGATAGAATATGTTATTAAATTTAAAGAAAGATTTCTCCGATGGAGATATAGTAAGTATCAAATTGGTCAATGGTGACGAAATCATTGCTCGTTTTGAATCTGAAGATGCCGAAAGTGTTACCATTAGTCGTCCACTGGCATTGACCATGAATGGACAGGGACTTGGCATGATTCCGTGGGTGTTCTTGGGCAAAGATGACAGCATCACTGTAAAAAAGATTAATACATTCTTTATTGTGGCAAGCAAGAAAGAAGCGGCTACACAATATGTTGAAGGTACTACAGGCATTGCTCTCCGTTAAATGTTGTATTAGGAGATTGTAGTATGCCTTATATATCAGGTGGAACGAGTCAAGGTAATAGCGGATTAGCCGAAGTTAAGGATGTTTATCATAGTGGAAATGTGTACGTCAACGGAGTACCGGTGGCGCTGTGGCAGGATGGAATAGCCAGTTCCACTGCTGCGGCAATTTCGGCATTTATTACAGGACCACATTTTTCAACTGATCTAGCAGTACAGGAAGAAACTGAAGGTAATACTGACGAGGCTTCGGTGGATGCTAGAACTGCCGAATTAATTGCTAACGGAACAATTAGTCAAGCTGACATAATTGCCGGTAGCCAAGCCGGCGCCAATGCTGCTAACTCAGATGCTGCGCCCGGCGCTGTTCAAAACGGAACACCTGCTGCCACTGTAGTAGCCGACACAGTGGTTGATAATACTTTACTGTATGATAGCCCATTAACAGGTATTAAATATTATGTTAAAACAGTTACCAAGCAGCCCGGAGTTGTGTTCCCATATGATGTAGCAACAATTGCTCCACAGAATGGTACAACTGTGGAGGCAGTAATACAAAATCTAGCTAACTTGGTTAAGAATTGTTTTGATCCAATTAAAAATCAATATCCAGACGCATTTATGACTTGTTCATTCAGGCAAAAAGGTGTAGGGGCGAGCACTAGCCAACATCCGCTAGGTATGGCGTGTGATATACAATATAGTCAAGCAAGCAAAGCTGAATATTTTACAAGAGCACAGTGGATACGAGATAATGTTCCATATGATCAATTTTTATTAGAATATAAAACTACAGGAACCAAAAATCCATGGCATCATATTAGTTTTAACAGCGCAGGAAATCGCGGGCAAGTTTGTACATTTATGAATGATAAAAACTGTAAAGGTCCTGGAGTAATCGGTCTTTACGATTTATCCAATATCTAATTGACATATCTTAGAATTCCTTGTATACTTAGCTTCAAGTCGCTACTAAATAATTTTATCTGGTAGGGGTAAATCTACGTAGTAGATTGTTGCAGTGGAAGGCTGTAAGGCTAGGCGGAGGCACAACACGCCCTACGGAGTCCGTCACTAATTTACAAATATAGATATGAAAAAATTGTTAACTTTAGGTATTCTAGTTTCACTAATGAGCATTGCCCAGGCAGATGGTTATCGCGAATATCGCCATCACTATCCTCGTCCAGTTATTGTAGAACAACATAGCAACACTGATGTTCTGGTTCCCTTGGTAATTGGCGGGTTAGTTGGTGCTGCCATTGCCAATCAAAATCAGCCACAACAACCGCAAGTGATCATCCAGCGTGAACCAGTAGTTGTT